ATTACAGAGACTATGATTCCTATTGTTTCAAGAACCTTATACGTTATGGATCAACAAGGTATTATAGATTTACCGTTAAAAGTCGATGGTGTTGAAGTTAAAGTAACTCCAGTATCACCATTAGCCCAGGCCCAAAAGCTTCAAGAAGTTAATGATGTGATCCAGTATATGCAAATAGCAAACAGCATGGGTACACAAGGTCAATTAACTTTAAGTGTTCCAAGAATCCTACAATTTGTTGCTTCACAATTAGGCATAGATCAAGGATTGTTGGCAACACAAGAAGAACAACAACAAGCGATGGCGCAGTTGCAAGAAATGATGCAACAGCAACAGCAAGTAGCACCAACACAAGGAGGAGCATAAGCTAAGTAACTATGGCAGAGGAAGGATGGGAAGGATGGGAAAGTCTGATCCCTGGGCTAGTTGATAAACCCAAAGCAGACGATATAGATATCTTATACGGTAAAGTTTTTAAATCACCAGAAGGTCAAAAAGTTCTCAATCACCTTAGAAATATTACCATTGAAAGACCAACATGGTCGCCTGGCGAAGATCCCAGTTTGGGATATGCACGTTCAGGTGCAATGGAAATTGTAAGAATGATTGAAAAAAGAATAGAAAGGAGTAGCAATGTCTGAAGAACAAGTACAAGAGCAACAAGAAGAAAGATTAGTAAACCCACAGGAAGTAGATAACGATTCTCAAGAAGAAGCACCTATTCCTGTATATGACGAGGTAAAAGCTGATGACAACAATCAAAAACACAACCAAGAAGAAAATGAAAAAATCGAAAGACCCGATTACTACCCAGAAAAATTCTGGGGTGAAGAAGGTCCAGACGTTGAAAAGCTCGCCAAAAGCTACAACGAACTCGAAAAGCAATTCCGTTCAGGAAAGCACAAGGCTCCAGAAGGCAATTACAACATTGAAGCGTTGGTTGAGGATGGGTTAGATCCAGAAGATCCAAGCCTTGCTATTCTTAGCGCATGGGCTAAAGAGAATGGCATCAGTCAACAAGCCTTTGATAATCTAACCAGTCAAGTCTTTGCAGTTAATAAAGATATTGCAGAACAACAAGAACGTAATTTGCAATCTGAAATGCAAAAACTTGGACAGAACGGTAAAGAAAAAATAGCTATGGCAGAAAGATTATTAACTAAAGCACCTCTTACACCTAATGAAAGAGATACATTAGCTAATACTCTAAATAGCGCAGATGCTATCAATGCTTTCTTAAAATACCATCAATCCATTACCAATGAATCTATACCTGTCAAGCCTATGGTAGATACCCCACAAATATCTAAATTAGACTTAGAACAAGCCATTGCAGACCCTAGATGGAAAACAGATACAGCCTGGAGACAGAGAATAGAGAAACAATGGATGGAAGCAAATAGTTAAAAAGCTTGCATAAATTATTGTTTTAGTTTACAAATAGAGTGTTGGATAACCATTCGGCCCAACTACGTGGTGAAACCATTAGTCGGTAGGTCTATAACCTACAAGTAACCGCCCTCTATGGCTAACGGTGTGCGATAAGTTAATTATTTTTTTTAATTTTATTGGAGAGTACCAATGGCTCAAAATGTAAGCACAGCGTTTGTAACTCTGTTTGAATCAGAAGTTAAACAAGCGTACCAAGGTGAAGCATTATTGCGTGGCACAATGAGAACTCGCTCAAATGTACAAGGTAACACCGTCAAATTCCCAAAAATTGGCAAAGGTGTTGCAAGTGTACGTGTTCCACAAACTGATGTAACACCTCTAAACGTTACTTACTCACAAGTCTCTCTCTCATTGACAGACTATATTGCTGCAGAATACAGCGATATTTTCCATCAATCTCACATCAACTTTGATGAGAGGAGAGAACTCGTTGAGGTAGTATCAAAATCAATCGCTAGAAGAATGGATCAAATCTGCATAGACGCACTTGATGCAGCATCTAGCCCATCAACTGTTGCTACTTCTGTAGGTGGCGCAGGCACAAACATGAACATCGAAAAACTACGTGCTGCTGCTAAAGCACTAAATGAGAACAATGTTCCTTCTGAGGACAGATATCTTCTCATGCACGCTAGCCAACTAGATGCTCTATTAGGCGAAACCGAAATCACCAGCGCAGACTATGCTGCTGTGAAAGCTCTTGTACGTGGCGAAATCAATACGTTCATGGGCTTCAACATCCTAACCATGGGTGATCGTGATGAAGGTGGACTTCCAAAACCATCAACTCGTACTTGCTATGCATGGCATAAAGATTCTTTAGGTTATGCAGAATCAATGGCGCAAAAAACCGAAGTGAACTATGTTCCTGAGAAAACATCTTTCTTAGTAAGCTCAATGTTCTCTGCTGGCGCAATCGCTATTGACGATGAAGGCATTGTACAAATTAGCTGTACTGAATAAAGGAGGTAGATCATGGCATATTCATCAACTGGATGGTCAACTGTTTCTGCTTCTAAAGCAGGTAACAGCGTGGCTTTATACGCATATTCATCAGCAGATGCAATCGGAGATATAAATACTTCTGGGTATTTCAATACCCTATCTGACGTACTTAACGTTGGAGATATTATCTTCGTGAGATCATCAACTGGTGGAACTCAAGCAGTGAGTATCTGTTATGTAGCTTCAAATGCAAGTGGCGTTGTTGACGTCACTGACGGTTTGACAGTTACTTCTACAGACTCTGACTAAACCAACCGGGTATGGGGGCTTAACCGCCCCCTACCTACTTAGGATTTATTTATGGCAGCAGGCGATACAGACTTAAGCATTTGTTCAGACGCATTAATACTAATGGGGGCATCGCCCCTTTCCTCGTTTACAGAGGGAACAGATGCAGCACAAGCCTGTAGTCGTTTATATTACGATGTAAGAGATACTTTGATTGGCCGATATCCTTGGTCATGGAGTATGAAAAAAGTAGAATTAGGACAGTTAGTAACTGCTCCTATTAATGAATGGAGTAAATCCTATCAACTGCCAGGAGATATGTTGTCTGGAGTTATTGCAGTTTTTGCAAGTAATGGTAATACAGAAAGACCATTACATCATGGATGGGAAATATACGAAGATAAGTTATTCACAAACTTACCCACAATCTATATAGATTATCAATACACAGTTTCAGAAAGTAAAATGCCACCATACTTTGTGCATCTACTTAAACACGCTTTAGCTGCTGAATTATCAGTAGTGATTACAGATCAAATATCTAAAGCAGATTATTATAACAATGTAGCTTTTGGTACACCTGGAGAAAATCTTAGAGGTGGATTATTTAGACAAGCAATGAATACGGATAGTCGTGGCAAACCACCAGAAGTTATTGAGGATTATTCGCTTATAGATGTAAGAGGTTAAGATGGCTAAGATCGTTCAGTTTCAGACGAACTTCAGTGTTGGCGAACTTGATCCATTACTCAAAGCAAGAACCGATCTTGACCAATATCAAAACGCCTTAGAAACAGCAACTAATGTATATGTACAACCACAAGGCGGTGTAAAGCGCAGAGATGGTCTTAAGTTTATACATGACTTCGGTAGTAGTTTTACCAAGTTCAAGCTCATACCTTTTGAATTTAGTGTCAATGATAGTTATACCTTAGTTGTTGTAGCTGGTCGTATTTATGTATTTAAAGCAGGTGTATTACAAACCAACATTAATGCATCAGGCAATGATTATATAACAGCTACCGCCATAACAGCAGATATGATTAGTGAACTCAATTATACGCAAGCGATTGATACTATTATCCTTGCTCATGGTGATTTACATCCACACAGATTAGTACGTGATGCTGATACTGAATGGACATTTGAACCATTAGATTTATCTTTTATTCCACAATATCCATTCGCCGAGGATTATCACGATCCTACCTTTACTATTACACCTAGCGCAACAACGGGTAATATTACTATTACAGCATCAGGAGTAACGACAGATACGGGGAATGCGCAGGCAGGTAGTGCAGATACAATTACATTAAAAAGTGCAACTAGCTTTACATCTGATGACCAACCTAATGGCATGTGGATACATATTACATCAGGAACAGGCGCAGGACAAAAAAGGCATATACATGATTATGTTGCAGCAACTAAAGTTGCTTTAGTTTATCCAGCTTGGGATACAGCACCCGATGCAACCTCAAATTATTCTATTAATGCTTTTGAAACCAATGGTGAACAAAATTATATTAATGTTAAAAATGGATTTGGCAGAGCAAGAATTGTTGAATTTGTAAGTCATACTGAAGTTAAAGCTTATGTCCTCATACCATTTTTTGATACATCAGCCATTACTTCTGGTAATTGGGAATTTGAAAATGGTTATGAAGATACTTGGTCTAATACTAGAGGATGGCCTAAAGCTGTAACTTTCCATCAACAACGATTATATTTTGGTGGTACTAATAAAAGACCTAACACAATATGGGGTTCAAGGATTGCTGATTATTTTAACTTTGATCCTGGTACTGCATTAGATGATGAAGGTGTAGAAGCTACGATTAATACCAATCAGCTTAACGTTATTACTAATATTACCTCATCAGGTGATTTAAGAATCTTTACTACTGCATCTGAATTTGTAGTAGCACAATCATTTGGAGAGCCTATTACTCCATCTAACTTCCAGGTTAAAGCACAATCAAGATACGGTAGTAAGCCTGGTGTACCTATAGAAGATTTAAACGGTGCGACAGTATTTGTACAAAGACAAGGTAAATCACTTATTAGTTTCCAATATACAGATTCAACAAACAGTTATCAGTCAACTACGTTATCTGTATTAAGTTCACATCTTATTAAGACACCAACTGATCTGGCTATTAGACGAGCTACTAGCACAGACGAAACTGATAGATTATTTATTGTTAATGCAGATGATGGATCTATGACAGTCTATTCTATATTGGCTGTACAGAATGTTATTGCACCTAGCCAGTTTACAACTGATGGTACATTCCAGGCTGTAGCTGTAGAAATAGATGATGTTTATGTCATTGTTAAAAGAACCATTAATAGTGTTGTTAAATACTTCTTAGAGAAGTTTGATAATACAATTACATTAGATAGTGCATTAACCGGGGGTGCAGCAGCTAGTGTGAATGTAACGCATTTAGAAGCTAAAGAAATAGCAATCATTAGAGATGGTGCGATTGAGAACAGTCAGACTGTACCCGCATCACCTTTTACAGTTACCTTTGATACCGCAGCAACATCAAGTTATGAAGTCGGATTAGACTTTACAGTATCTATTGTAACGATGCCTACTGAACCAAGATTATCAACGGGCAGTGTGCAAGGTGTTAAAAAGCGTATAATACAAATAGATGCTTTGGTTTATGAAACACAAAGTATAAATATAAATGGTACAGAAATATCATTTAGAAACTTTGGTGAAGCAGTATTGGATCAACCAATAGAAGAATATACAGGCGTTAAGACTGTACATGGTTTATTAGGCTTTAGTGATACAGGTCAGATAACAATCACTCAGACTGTACCATTAAAGATGACATTATTAGGATTAGAATATCGAATGAGT